CGCGAAGCATTCATTCAAAAAATTAAATTCATCTATCGTTATAACAAATATTTCGTCGTTAAATTTTGTCGCCGTATAATCTTGATAATTAGGATTTATTGCTAAACGTTCTTCTAAATCCCAACTAATGCGATACGTTTTAATTTCATCAATTTTTGATACGCATGTTTTTAACATCATGTTTTTAGAATAAACACGTGTCGTTCTTGATATTTTCATTTTTTTTCCTAATTATTGAAAAGTTTTTTTAATTATAGCTACGGTTTTACAAGTGGTTAAATCGCGAACGATTATTTGCCATCCTTTGCGCGTATAAACATCATAAAATTTATTTAAACAATCAGCGATGCTATATCCCTGAGTAAAGGTTTTTGCGCCCGCTGCACACGTTGCCATTAACTCGTATTTTTTCATTTTGTTTTCCTGTTTCGTTAATGTGTGATTATTATAATGCAAACACTTTCATAGTGCAAGGAATTGCACTAAATAATTTAGTTTATTTGAAAAAAAAATAGTCCTGTTGTTTAACGACCCAAAATAAACGAAACCCTTGCTGTATCTACGTTTTAAAGATACCCTTTGATTTTATCCACAGAATTTGTGAGTAACTTTAAAAATGCCCATTCCTTATAAATTCGATTTTAAGAATCCTGATTACAAAATGGTTTTTGATTGGCGCATGGAAAATCTAAACAGAATTAAAAAACATCCTGAAAAATTGCCGGCATTAAAAGAATTCTATAAAAATAATATCGCGCAGTTTATTATCGATTGGGGTGTAACCGCAGACCCTAGAAACGTTGAGCGAGGTTTGCCCGCTGTTGTGCCTTTTATTTTGTTTGAAAAACAAGAAGAATGGGTCAATTGGTTTTTAGAAACATGGAAAAATCGCGAACCAGGTTTGACTGAAAAATCACGTGATTTGGGTTTATCATGGCTTGCAATGGCCGTATCTTGTTCTATATGCTTATTCAATTCTGATGTTGTTGTTGGCGTTGGCTCAAGAAAGGAAGAGTATGTCGACTGTAAAGGTGATCCGAAAAGTTTACTATTTAAAGCGCGCCAATTTATTGAGAATTTGCCGTATACCTTTAGGGGCGATTGGGATGCTAGAAAACATAGTCCTTATATGCGGATTGAGTTTCCTGCAACTAATAGCATAATTGCGGGTGAAGCGGGAGACAATTTAGGTCGGGGAGCTCGAACAAGTTTTACAATAGTCGATGAATTCGCTTTTTTTCCAAGACCTGCGATTGTAGACGCTGCTTTATCACAAACTACTAATTGCAGACATGATATAAGTACGCCGTGCGGTAGTAGCAATTCATTCGCCCGAAAACGATTCGGCGGTCACATTAAAGTTTTTACTTTTAACTGGGCTCAACCTTTGGATGCGAAAATATTAACACCTACCGGTTATGTTGAAATGGGATCTTTATCTATTAATGATTCAATAATTGGTTCTAATGGAAAATCAACAAAAATAATTGGTATATATCCACGAGGAAATAAAGAAGTTTATCGTATTACTTTCAATGATGGATCCACAACTGAATGTTGTGATGATCATTTATGGACAGTTATTAAAAAAGGAAATCATCGTCAAGAAAGACGACATATTCATCATGTTGTATCATTAAAAGAAATTAGAACTAATTATTTGGCATATGATAAACGTGGATATAAATCACATTATTATCAAATTCCATTGTGTTTGCCTGTGGAATTTGATAATCAAATATTACCCATTGATCCTTACGTTTTAGGTTGCTTATTAGGCGATGGTCATTTTCCTAAAAATAATACAAGACCAGTTTGTTTATCCACTACTTATGAAGAATTAGCTTTTTTAGTCAATGAAAGATTGCCTAAAAATTGTCATTTATCAAAAATAGAAGGAATAAGCTATAGAATTTGTGCGGACGAATCTTGTCGAGGTGGTGATAAAGGAAGAGGGTTGCATAATCCGATTAATGAATCAATAAGACAATTAAAGTTATCAGGTACAAAATGTCATAGTAAATTTATACCGGAACAATATAAATTATCATCTTTTGAAAATCGAATTGAGATGTTAAGAGGATTATTTGATACAGATGGAAATTTTTGTAAATCAAATCCGGGGATCGCAAGATTTAATACAATATCTGAACAATTAGCAAAAGATGTTATTTTTATTACGCAAAGCTTAGGAGGTACAGCAATTTTGCGCAGAACAAAGGAAGGATTAAGAAAATTCCCTGAAAATAGAGAATGTTTATGTGTAGAAGGATATTTAATAGAGGTGCGTTTACCTAATAATATTAATCCTTTTAAATTTTCTAAAAAAGCATCAATTTATAAATCAAGTAGCAAATATTTACCTCGAAGGAATATTATAAATATTGAATCAATTGGATTAAAAGAAACTCAATGTATAAAAGTAGAAGCTGAAAATAGTTTATATTTAACTGATAATTGCATTGTAACTCATAATTGTGACGATCCGAGAAAAGATCAAGCTTGGTATGAAAAACAAGTTCATGATATTGATGATCCGGTGATCGTTGCCCAAGAAATAGATTTAAATTACAACGCCTCGATGGAAGGTATCGTTATACCCGCGCAATGGGTACAAGCTTCGATTGATGCTCATTTAGTGCTTGGGATACGCCCTACAGGAATAAGAAAATTAGCTTTAGATATCGCAGATGAAGGAAAAGACAAAAATGCTGCGTGCGGAAGACATGGTATTTTATTGGAATCATTAGATGAATGGAGTGGCAAAGGAAGTGACATTTTTGAAACGGTTGAAAAAGCTTTTCTTCTTTGCGATACGAATCAGTTTAGCAATGTTGATTATGATGCTGATGGTTTGGGGGCTGGTGTACGTGGAGATGCAAGACAAATCAACATTAAACGCCGAAACAGTCGACAATCGGAAATCAAATTTAACCCGTTTCGAGGTTCAGGCGCAGTAGTTAATCCTACAGGAAGTCCGTTTTTAAACGAAGGAGAAACGAAAGATTTTGATAAAGGTCGTACCAATGAAGATTTTTTTGAGAATGCGAAGGCTCAAGCTTGGTGGGCATTACGCCGAAGATTCCAAATGACATATCGTGCAGTAGTTGAAAAACAGGAATACAATCCAGAAGATATTATATCAATTTCATCACAAATAGCGGAATATAAAAAACTTATGATAGAGTTATCTCAACCGACATGGGGTCAAAGTAAAAACGGGAAACTTCTGGTTAATAAAATGCCAGATGGTTCAAAAAGTCCGAACAAGGCGGATTCGGTAATGATTTGTTACGCTCCAATTCCTAAAACTAATCCGGGGTTTTTTTCATGATTAAAAAAATAATGGAATTTTTCAAAAAGCCTGAACCTGTTGCTGAACCAGTTGTAAAACCCGAACGACCTAGACAATTTTCCTCTGATGATATGTTCGATAATAACGAATCTCGGATAGAAGAATTATGGGAAATGAATTTTAAGGATGTTAAACATACTCATATCGCGCAAGATGAAAAAAGCCAAACAAAATTTGCAATGGATAATAATCTTAATATTAAAGCCCCTTATCAAGCACAAAATATAATTCCAGAGGCGCAAGTTTTATGGTACGCAAGTCAAACTTTTATTGGCTATCAACTATCGGCAATGTTAGCGCAACAATGGCTTATTTCAAAAGCTTGTTTGTTACCTGCAAAAGATGCTACTCGGAACGGTTATGAAATTACTGTTAATGATGGAACCGAAGTATTGCCGGAAGTTTTGGATGAACTAAGACGTCTTAATATCAAATATAATTTAAACAAAAATTTAATTCAGTTTGTGCAAATGGGTCGTATTTTCGGTATTCGTGTTGCTATGTTTTTAGTTGAATCAGACGATGAAAATTATTATAAAAATCCTTTTAATCCTGATGGGATTACGGAAGGTTCTTACAAAGGGATATCTCAAATTGATCCGTATTGGATTACTCCTCAATTAGACGCAGAGGCCTCTGGTAATCCAGCTGACATTAATTTTTATGAACCTACGTGGTGGATTATCAATGGAAAACCAGTACATAGAACACATCTTGTTATTTTCCGCACAGAAGAAGTCGCGGACATTTTAAAACCGTCATACATTTTCGGAGGTGTTCCCATTCCTCAAAAAATTGCGGAGCGAGTTTATGCCGCTGAAATTACAGCAAACGAAGCCCCGAAGCTTGCACTGACTAAACGAACTGATGTTATCAATATTGATATTGCTCAAGCTGCCGCGATACCGGGGGGCATGGTTGGGCGAATTAAACAATGGGTTTATAATCGCGACAATTATGGAATCAAAACGCTCGGACTTGATGAATCAATGAATCAATTTGATACTTCATTAACGGATTTAGATGCAGTTATTATGACTCAATATCAACTCGTTGCGGCTGCATCCAACGTTCCCGCAGTTAAATTGATGGGCACGCCACCAAAAGGTTTTAATAGTACAGGCGAATATGAAGAGGCAAATTATCATGAAGAATTAGAATCCATTCAAACCCATGATTTAACCCCATTAATACAAAGGCATCATTTATGTTTAATACGTTCTGAAATTGCGCCCAAATACGGCATTGAACCTTTTAACACCGTTGTAAAATGGAACGAACTCGATGCATTAACTAAAAAAGAACAAGCAGAAATTAATAAACTTAATGCTGAAACTGCTGGATTCTTGGTATTGTCCGGTGCTATTGACGGTCAAGACGAACGTCACAGAATCATGAACGAACCAAAATCAGGTTATTCAGGTTTAGGCAATGAAGAAGCAAAGCGTGATCAACCAGATGAAGACGTTCACAGCGATATAATAGGGGCTTAATTGTGGATGAATTAAAAGAATTTGTTGAGGAAAGTCTTGAAGGCGCATTTGTTGAATATAAAAAAACGTGTGCAACTTCCACTAAATACATTCTTGAAGGATATATTCAAGCTTTAGAAGAAGTTCAGGAATTTTTAAATGATTGTTAAAACTTTGCCTTTAACTAAAAAAAAAGAAAAATGGGTTGCGAACCGTGAAACATCTATTCGCGGAACCAAACTCATGTATAACGCTGCACAGCAAGAACGGTACACTTCGGCTCTAAACAGGCTTATTCGTCAAATGACAGGCGAAACTTTGCGCAGTATTAACCGTTTATTTAAAGGAACAATCTCAGAGGAGTTTTTCAAGCAACAAATGGAAGCGAGTGCAATGGATTCATCCGCTATGGATGCCAGCATAAGCGCAAAGGCTCGTATTCTTACAAATGCCCTTACTAAAAAATTTAGTTCATTATTCTCAAAAAAAGCGGGAAGTCTTGCTGCAATGATGTTGGAGGGCGCCAAGGCTGCTAGTAAATCATCATTGCACGCTAGTCTAAAACAACTTAGCGGTGGTTTATCTTTGAAAACTGGCGTTATCCCGCCAGGCATGGAAGATATCGGCCGTGCAATAATCGCTGAAAATGTATCCCTGATAAAATCTATTCCTGATGAATACTTCAAAAATGTCACGGGCGCAGTCATGCGGTCCATAACAAAAGGCCAAGGCATTGCCGATTTGATTCCTGATATTCAAAAATATGATGGGCAGACAGAAAGACGGGCAAAATTGCTCGCGCTTGATCAAACTCGGAAGGCTTATAATTCGATTAATAAATCTAGGATGCAAGCAACGGGAGTAAAAAGCTTCATTTGGAACCATTCTGGTGGATCGCAATTTCCCCGCGAATCACATCAAAAAATCAATGATCATGTTTTTAGTTTTGAAAATTTAGAGGCTGAACAAGCTGCTTTAGGGGTTCCGCCCAATGATCGAGGTTTGCCAGCTTTTTGTGTAAATTGTCGGTGCACTATGATTCCAGTTATAAATTTTGAAGATTAAAGATTGGCTTCGAGAGAGTACCCATAGATATCATATGCGCAATACGCTAACGAAGCCAAAAGCGGAATAATTCAAGTTACGAATTGATTATAACATAATACTATTGTCTTCTAATGTTTCCAGTATAAGTTTCTGTATCTAATTCTATGTGAAATTGATTTTGTCCTAATCTTTTAAATGAGCATATAAACATAGCTTGATTTTCAGGATGTTGTAAATCTTCCGCACTCATTGCAAAAATCCATGTGTCTAATGGTTTGATATAATCATTTGCTATGATTTTATAAATTATAGATGGCATAAATTTTATTTTGGGTTCAACTAATTTTTGACATTCATTTAATAATTGCTGATCAGTAGGTGCTTTCCAATTCGAATGTTTTTCAATTTCATTTGAATGCGATCCGGAATAAGCTTCACCAAATGCAATTAAAAAAAGTAATAATGTAATCAAACCTAAAACACCTAAAATTATTCCACCTGCTATTTTAATCATTTTTTTCTCCCGTTAATTAATCAACGATTATAGTGCAAGTGATTGCAATAGTCAAGGAGTATTTTATATTAAGAAGTGTAAAGTTTTAGGCTGATCGGTTATGATCACGTGGGTTTTGCCATGCTTCCGGACAGTCGCATGGCAAGAAATAGTAGGATTCAACTACAGGAGTAATTTTACTTGAATAAAGCAATTCGTGCAACAACTAATACTGCGCACAAAGATAGAAAATCCTACAACACACAAGTTTATGAATTAGTTTGTAAACGACTAAAATTAAAACGTCGAGAAAAATTAATATTTTTTAAATTCCTTGGTTTTATTTTAAGAAACGATAAACCTTTTCCTTATTCTATAACCGCATTATGTGAAAACACTGGTTATACAAGACGACCAATTTTTGAATCATTAAACATATTAGAAAAATATCGAATTATTAATCGCGTAGGATTCACAAATACAGTTAAATATTGTAAAGGATCTATATTGATAAAATGTTGTTCACTAGTGCGGAATCGTATAAAAAATAGCCTGTACAAAAATTGCGAACTAGTGCGGATTCCGCATGAGTTAACTCCAACTAGTGCGGATTCCGCATACAAGAAAACATTTCTTTCTTTAAAACATAAAGAAAAGGATGCTCACGCAAACAAAAGCCAAAAAGAAATAAGCCCTTCAGGTGGAATACATGTTTCAGAATTGCTTAAACATCTTGGAAAGCCAAAACAAAAAGAATAGACTTAATAAAACAATTAGAAGGATTTAATGACATGCCTTTAAAGTCCGGCAAATCTGAAAAAGTTTTAGGGAAAAATATTGCAGAATTAGAGCGCTCAGGCTATCCCGATAAACAAGCTCAGGCTATCGCCTTTTCAAAACAGAGAGAATCCAAGGATTCAGAATCAGCACGCGAACATGACATTAACGGTTGGGCCGAGATAAAGGGCAATCCAATTTCTAAGGTAGGCGTGTTCCCATACTCAGGCGCACAAATTTCAGGCGATTTGGAGCCGGATCGTGTTTACAACGTATTTCGTTCAGAAACTGAATTAAACAATCCCGAAACAATCGATTCATTCAGGCTGCTTCCATGGACTAATGAGCACGAAATGCTATCAGGAAACTCAGAGGATGGTCTAACCGATTCCGCAGAAAAAGGTGTTCACGGCGTGATAGGTGAAGACGTATTTTTCGATGATGGTTATTTAAAAGCAAACATAAAAATATTTAGCACAGAGTTAGCTGATTTAATTAACTCAGGCAAGAAGGAATTATCAATTGGTTACCGTTGCACTTATGAAGAAAAAAGCGGAACATATAAAGGCGAGCCGTATCAATTTGAACAAAGAAATATACGAGGAAATCATTTAGCATTAGTTGGCGAGGGTAGATCAGGGCATGATGTCGCAGTCCTAGACTCCTTCAAATTTACATTCGATTCTAAGGACTTAATCATGCCGTCAATGAAAGAAGAAGAAAAAAAAGACATGGGTAGCGAAATGGAAACAAAAGATGAAAAAATGTCAATTGCAGAACTGCGAGAAATGGTTCGCAAAATTGGCGAACATTTAGAAAGCATGAGTGAATCAGAAGATGATGAACTAGCAGGTAAAGAAATGAGTCTGCTTGAGAAAAAAGATGATGACGAAAACAATGGCGAAGGTTTCGATGAAGATGAGCCACAAAATAAATTCGTTCATAAAGCCGAAGTTACCGACGAAGATGAAGACGAGAAAAAAGAATTAAGCGAAAAAGCCGCAAAAGAAGGCGATGCAAAAGATGGTGACATGGAAAAAGAGGAAGGCGATTATTCAAAGTCCTCTGACAAAGGAAAAGGCATGGATGCAAAATTACGTAAACTTCAAAAGCAAGTTATGGATATGAAAGATTCGAATGTCAAATCATTGATGAGCGAAATATCACGCCGTGATTCACTTGCTAAACGATTATCTGCTCATGTAGGGGTTTTTGACCATTCAAACAAAACTGTCGCAGAAGTCGCTTCTTATGGCGTTAAAAAACTTGGTTTGAAAGCACGTCCAGGTCATGAAGAATCTGTTTTATCAGGTTACCTTGAGGGAAAGCGATCTAGTTCGTTTGCAACTGTTTCCGCTCAAGATAGTGCGACACAATCCCAACAAATTGCAAACTATTTAAAAGGAGTTAAATAATGTCTTTTCAATCAACTGTTTCGCTGCAACAAGGTTTCGGTGTTCCAGGCGAACTTTTTACAGATGCTCCTTATATTGCATTACCTTATACAATAAATTCGGCAGAAGCTGCTTATAACATCATTGGGGCTACTTGCTGCACTGTAACCACTGACGGATTTTGTCAAGCTGGTGCGGGTGGTACTCTTGGTTTTGCAGGATTTTTGGTTGACCCTAAAGATCAAGCTTTGTTTGGTTCTGGTGGAGTTCCTTTAAATCCAACTTTGACTGTAAACAATTACGATATAGTCGAATGTTTAACGATGGGAACAATTATTGTAACTTTGCCCGCTGCTGCTAATATCGGCGATTATGTAGTTTTTGATAATACTACTGGCGCAATATCAACAATCAGTCCTACAACTCCTTTGGCTTCGGGTACGACTTTTGCTAACGCTCAAGTAACTTACTATACGCAGGGAGTTTCAGGGTCTGCATTGGCGGTTATTACAGTTAACCCAACTTACATAATCCCACAACCTCTTTAATTTAAGGATGAGTCATGAGAGCTAATCACGAAATCAGTTATGTATCAGGCCGTCATGTTCGGTCGATAGAAAATTATG